TACCCGACGGTATGCGGGACCAACGCCCCAATCTCCACGACCGTCGGCGCGGCGCTCGGAGAGAGCCGTGCCTGTGACGTGATCCGGACCACCGACTCGGGCGAGGAGCTGTCCGTCGTCGTGCGATCCGTCGCTTCGATCAGGATTTCGCGGCCTTGCTCGTCATACAACCGCACGCGGCCCATCGGCGCCGGCTGATCCGCGCCGATGATGTAGGTGTCACGCGTATTGTCCCGCAGCGTGAGCGAGTCGGCGTTGACGGCGCCGTGCGAGCCGTCGTCCTTGTGCTCGATGCGCCAGTTCGCCCGGATGCGCTCGATCAGACTGTCGAACTCATCGACCAGCGGGCCGTTGCCCTGCAACTGATCGCGGTTCTTGAAGATCAGATTCATGCGAAGAGCTGCTCCTCCGTGCCCGGCAGGAACGCCATGTGCTCGAGACTCCACTCCTGCGCCGACAGCTCGTTGTCACCGAACTTGACCTCGAGCGTCCGCAGGCCGCTCATCGCCAGCTCCGGCAGGTCCACGAGCACGTACTCCTCGGTCCCCTCCGGCGCCGTGGACGCCAGTCTGGATTTTGATTCCTTCCCGAAGTCCCGAATCGCTTCCACCAGAAGCGACGCCCCGGTCGACGTCGCCAGCACCGCGCCGGCCTTCAACCCGAACATCTGGAACAAACCCCCGAGCAGGTAGGGGCGCGTGATGCCGTAGGCGGAGTAGAACGCCCCGTTGTCCGTCGTGCCGGTATCGCCCATGAACAACAGGTTGCCGGCGCCAAACACGGGCTTGTACGTCCCGGCGCTATTCGCAAAGAGCGTGAACGACACCGCCGTCGCCGGCACACCGTCGTGAAAGAGGGCCGCGCTGTATTGCGTCTCGTACACGAGGAGCTGTGAGGGGGTGTCGTTGTCGTCGAGCGGCAACGAGACCCAGACCTGGTCGAGGTCCGGATAGTGCAGGAGCCGCGGCCCAATCGTGGCACTCTTGTTGCGGCGCTTCCACGTCTTCTCGACGTTGCCGCCCAAGTCCTCGGCGCCGCGCTGCCCGAAGCGACAGAGCCCTTTGTTCTGATCCACGAAGTACACGCACGGCAGGCCCTTTTCGTCGAGCCCCGCCACCGCGCCGCGCATCATCGCGCCGCGCGACCACGTTTCCGTCACCGGCGCGTAGGCCGACGCCAGGATGCCCGTTCGCACCATTTTGTAGATGCGCTTCTTCTTGAAGACGTACACGTTGCCGTTGACGCCCCCGACAATCGCGGTGACGCGTCCGCCCGAGAGACCGTCGAATCGGATGAACTGCTTCGTTTCCTGCGGCAGGCGCTCGTCATTGCCGACGCCGTCGTCGGCCTGCACCGGCGTCCACCACACCGTCGAGTCTTCCCCTGGTGTGAAATACGAGCCGGCCACCATCAAGCGATCCTCATCGATCGCCACATGACGCGCCGAGCCGGGCGGCAGATACTCGCCGCTGTTTTCGGAGAGCGGGTTCGCGGCGTAGCCGGTCGCGGCGGACGTCGTGTCGGTGTAGGTCGTGGTCCCGATCGCGACGGTCGCGATCCGGTAGAACAGGGTGTTGTCGAGCGACGCCTCCACTTCCCAATGCGTCTGCCCTTCCATGCGGACGGACGTCGTCGCTTCCGTGCCGGCCGGCTTCGTCAACGTGACGCCGTCTTTGTTCCCAGGCGGCGCAAACGTCAACACGGTCGAGGGCTCCGAGCGCCGAATCACCGCGCCACTCGCCTGCTGCACATACCGAATGCGGAAGTACCGCGTGCTCGCGTAGGCCCCCGCCGGCGCCGTGCTGCCGCCAGTCGGCGGTGGCGGCGCGGCGATGCCGGCCCATCGGAGCTTCGTGCCATCCCACACGAGGAGACGGTCCTGACTGCCTCTGGTCGCAATGAAGAGCTTGCCGTGCAGGCTGACCGCGTTCGCCTCGTAGTTCGACGCGGACACGACGACGTAGTCGTTCTCCCGCGCGACGCCACCCTGCCACACGCCGGCGACCCGGCGATCGACATGGCCGTTCTCGTCAATCCCCCAGAGTTCGTCGTCGGCGTCGTCGTTCGACGGCGTGTGCGTGAAGAGCGCAATGATCGGCGAGTCGAAGATCGATCCGCCGGTGGCGATCGCTTGCGAGCCGCGGCGCTTCGAGCCGCACGCCCCCGCGCGAAAGTCGATGTTCCGCGCGTCGCGCATCTGCGTCGCCCCGAGCAGCATTCGGCTGTCGGAGTCGTTGACGCCGCCGCGCAGATCGCTAATGACGAAGGGCTGCGGTGCCGCCATTTACGGCGCCACCCCATACGGAGGCCACTGCCGCGCCGACAGGCCGAGCGACGCCAGGTTGTCAATCGGCCGGCGCGAGAGGTAGGCGCGTTTGGCGTAGTAGTACCGCAGCTCCGCCTTGCGGGCCTCGAACTCCCCGAGCGCCGCTTTCTGGAGCGCCTGCGCCTTCTCCATCTTCAGGAGTTCGTCGTACCGCGCCCCCTTGACGAGGATGTCGTGGAAGTCTTGCGGAAACGTCGGCTCGTCATCGTCGGCCGACAACGTCGTGCCAACCGCTAGGACATCGGCCGTGAGGGCCGACACCGCCGTCGGCCGCGGGTACACCAGCACCGTCACCGACGAGGCGCCGTGCGCCAGCACCGCGTAGCGATCCGGCGGGCCCGTCGTCGTGACCCGCGCATACAACGCCCGAATCTCGTCGACCGACACTTCATCGAGCGGGCGCCGCAGAATGACCGCGTCGTAGATGCCAAACACATTCGCGACGCTCGTGAACGTCACCGTAGTGGTATCCACCGCCGTGTTCGCCGACACCGTCGTCCGACGCGTCTTCGCGAGGTTGACGCCGCTGCACACCTCGGCGTAGCGCAGGTTCAGGTTCGCCTTCACCCGCTTCCGCGCCTCGGGCGTCGCCAGATTGAGCGGGTCCAGCACCGCGTCTTGCAGTTGTTTGAAGGTCATAAAAAACAAATCCTCCGCATCGTCGGCCTATCGCCGCCGACGAGCGGAGGATCTCTGTGGGACACTAGGACGGAAACTTACTCGGCGATCTTGATGGTCTTCTGTTCGGCGACGATCAGCTCGAGGAGCGCCGCGAGGCCGCGCATCCCTCCGAGCTTCTGATACTCCGCCCGCTCTTCGGACGTTTTGTTGGGAATGTAGAAGTACAGGTTCGCTTCGCCCCCATTGTCGTGCTCGACCACCGTCCACTTCCGGTTGTTGTACCGACCGGGCTTGAGCTGGTTGATGAGCTTGATTTCCTCTTCGTTGAGGCGCCCCTCCGTGAGGGGTCGATCGTTCATAAACACGCGACATCTCAGGCGCGGTCGCTGCCAGTCGTGCTTGCCGGTCGGGTTCCAGGGCGTGACGTGCTTCGCCTTCGCCATTGGAATCTGTGGCGTCGGCTGATGCTCCTGAATCTCCACCAGCTTCTCAATCGCCGCGGCCAGGCGCTCGTCGATGCCCGGCTTCGTCGCCACGATGCTGTCGATTTCCTCGTCGTTCTGCTCGATCATCTTTTCTTTCTTCATCTCCGGCTCCTGTTGAAAGACGAACCACGGTCACAGAGCGATTCTGTGACCGTGGCCTTGAGAAACTACGCGACGTTCACACCGACCTTCGGGTGATCGAGCTGGCAGAGCACCGTGCCGGCGCCGCCGGCCGCAGCGCGGTAGATCGCGCCCACGACCTGGTCGCCCGCGACCGACGTGTCGTCCGTCGCGCCGGGGGTCGCCGTGAGGAACACCTTGCCGTTGTCCGCCACCGCGGCCGAGACCGCGATCGTGCGCGAGCCGAGGATCTGGTACCAGCCGTAGGTGTTCGCGATGGTTGCCGCGCACGCCACCGCGCACGGGCCGACCGCCGCCGCCACCGAGCGGGTCGTGATGAACAGCTCGTCGTAGGTCACGAGGTCGCCCGCGGCGGTTGACGCGACGCCCGTCAGGTAGATGAACTCGTTGCCGTCCTTGTCGAAGCAGCGCGTGCCGAGCACGTTCTGCGCCGTCGTGTGGACGTCAGTCGTCTGCCCGATGAACGCTTCGGGATAGGAAGTAGGTTTCGCCATTGCGTGAGAACTCCTCTGAAGAAAACGTGAAAAGGAAGAACAGAATCAACGACGAGGACCGAGGCCCTCGTCGTTGGTGTGTTCGACTAGACCTGGGTCAGCACGAAAGCCCGCGACTTGTTGCCGGTCGTGAACTGCAACATCGTGTAGATTTTGCAGACGAAGCCGTGCGCGTTCTGAATCTCCTGCGTCTCGCCCTTCTGGCGATACGCCGCTTTGGAGACCTTCAGGGACGTGTGCTTCGGGTTGAACCCGTAGATGCGCGTGTTGGCGTTCTTGCTGAAGACGTACTTGCCCGTCTTGAACGCGATCGACTTGAACCCAGCGTCCGCTTCCTTCGAGTCGACGAACCGATGCTGCGCCTGGAGCGAGCCCTCGTAGATGGCCTGCGAGTCACCGTCGCTGACGAGCAGCGTCGGCATGGCGCCGCCGGTGCTCTTCGCCGCCTGATTGAACGCCTTCGTCAGCTTGGCCTGGACGTCCGAGCCAGTGGACGAATACGTGGTCACATAGTGGCGGTTCCACGCTTCCGCGCTCGCGTCGATGCCGCCGACCGTGCCCTGACCGGAGTCCGGAAACAGCCCGAGCAGCCCGTTGAAGCCGGAGGTGGACGTCGCGAACAGCGCCTCTTCGATCAGGTCGTCGTGCGTGTCGAGACCGTTCTCGATGATCTGCTTGACGAGCGCCACCTTCTGCGTCTCGCCCGAGTTCTGCGCTTCGTCGGCCTTCGACCAGAGCATCTCGACCGAGAGCTGGCCGGGCGTGAACGACGCCGTGGTCAGGATTTCCGTCTTCGTGAGCGACGTGCCCTGCAGGTCCGTCGCGAGGAAGCCGGCGTTCGGGTTCCGACGGTAGTCGAGGGGTTCCTCGATGGTCGGACCCATGTCGATCTTCTTAATGCCGCCCTGACGCTCCAGCTCTCTCAAAAAGCCGGACTCGGCCCACTGGTTCTGAGGTTTCCGCGCCGCCGCAACGACCGCGGGATACGACGCTGCAAGAATCTGACTGACCAATGCCATGACAAACACTCCTTCCGTCACCGACGGAAATCGAAAGAAAAAACGGTCGTACGGTTTTCTCTGTCCGTCTCGCCGACAGAAGTCGCGTGGATGCCTGAAGTGGTATTCCTCGACAGGCGGTGAGGAGGGTCGTCCGAAAAACGTGGGGACTGATAAGGCTCAGTCCGAGGAAGCCAAAATGTGTCTTAGGCGATCGAGCGCATCGCGTTCCGAATGATGTCCGAGACCTCGTCGCCGCTGCCGCCATCCCCGGCGCCCGCCTCCGGGAGTCCGGAGCGCACGGCGCGAGAGGTTTTCTGCTCGTCCATTTGCTTCACGAGCCGCGCTCGGATTTCCGCCTCCATCTTCACGGCGTCGCCCTTGAGCGCCGTAATCACGACGTGGCGATAGGCGTCTTCGAGCGTGAACTTCGGATTCTTGTCGAGTGCCTCCGCGATCTTCGCTTCGTTCTCTTTGTACCCAGGCCAGTTCGTCCGCGCGTTCTCGAGGATCTTGTCCGCTCGATTAAGGGACGTTCGGAGCCGTTCCTCGCGCTCCGTCTTTTCTTTGATCGGCTTCAGATCGCCGCGCACCTTCTCGAGTTCGGCTTGGTACTTCTTCTCGATCTGCGCCAGGTCGTAGGCCCGCAACTTCGCGAGGGCATCGGCGTCATACGAGAGCGTGCCATCCGGCAGCAGGATGTTCGGCCGCGGCTCCTCGAGTTCCGGTTCGGCCTTCGGCGCCGGCGCCGTCTTCGCGACCGCCGCGGCGATCAGCTCCTCGAAGAGCGGCTTGAAGGCGGCGTGGCCTTGCAGCATCGAGAAGTAGGTCCGCTGGTCGTTTTCCGCGAGCTGAATCACCCGCGCCCGATCCTGCCACCCGGCGTCCTCGTACTGCTTCAGCGCGTCATACTTCTTCGTGACCTCGGCGAGTGACGCTTCGGCCTGGCGTCGTTGACGCGTGAGCACCGCCTGGTGTCGTGAGACCGAAATGCGGCCGTTCCCGAGCCGCGTGTCCTTGCCGACCAGTTCCTTCTCGAGCGCCGAGAGTTCGGCTTCTTCCGCTTCCTCCGGTGTCGGCGTCTTCGCTTCGGGCGCCTGGGTGCCGGACCCCGTCGTGGTCTCGGCCGGTGTCTCCGTTGTTTCCGTCGTCTCGACCGGCGCCGGCGCGGTCTCAACCGCCGCCTCGCCGCCGGACCCCGCGTCCAATGACGCCGCCGCACTCTGGATAATCGCCGTGACTTCGTCGCTCATTGTCCCTTGATCCGATCTCGTGCTCAGGGGAAGCACGTCAGCAGTACGTCAAATGACGTACTGGTCTTCAAATCCACCGGGTCGTGTGTTTCGACTTGTCGCTGCCACGCTCGCCGATGTGCGTGACGTCGTTTCGCAACCCCAATTCCGCCGCCTGCCGCTTCATCTGCGACTTCGAGGTGAACCGCTTGGGCGATCCGTCCTGATTGCAGATGCCGTGCTCCACCACCGTGTCGCACTCGTCCCCAATCACGCACGCCGCCTTGCCGGGCGCCGCGTCCTGGGACATGGGCTGGAGACAAGAGGGACACGACGGTACGGGATCGTAGCTCCACAGAAGAGCCTTGACCGTGGTGTCACATGCGGAGCACCAGAAGGTCCGAGCCTTGAAGGTATACCGTTCGGCAGGCATGTCTCCCCTTGTCACTTACTTCGTATCCTCCGGTGGGACTTCAGTCACGCTGTCCACTGGAATTGTGATGGCCTGGGCCTGGACCCCCGGCGGGAGCCCCCCAATCTGGACCCCCAGGAAGACCTTGATGCCGCCGCCCCCACCCTCGCCGGCCTTGGCCGGCGGGGTCACCACCGGCGACGCGCCGGCCTTGATGGTCTGGAGCGCCCACTCCGCCGGCTTCGAGTCGCCCCGCACCGCCGCGACCCGCGCGGCCTCAATGTGGAGCGTCACGTACTCCTCGAGGTTCGTCTGGAGCTTCGCCCGGACCTTCGTCGCGAGGGCTTCTCCCCCGTCCTTCGAGACCAGCTCGAGTGCCTGTTCGGGGGTGAGTTCGTCCCGCTTCGCCCGGTTGAGCCGCTTCTCCTGACACCACCGGCAGAGCCCCTCCGGCGTGACCCGCGCCCGGCGCGGACAACAGATGGCCCGCGCCGGCGGCGCCCGGTGTCCGCTGCTTGGCCCCAACGCCGTCTCGACGAGCTGCGCCAGTTCGGCCTTCTTCTTCGCCCGCTTCGCCGCCTGCATCCGGGGCAGGTTGTCGAGGTTCGGCCGCGCGATCGACATCAGACCAACCGTTCCCCGCTGGCGCCGCGCTTCGCGATCGGCGACACCGCGGGCGCCGCTTCGAGCTTGTCCATCGGCGCGTTGCCCGGCGGCGGCGCCGGAGCCTCGGCCGGCGGCGCCGGAGCGCCCGGCGGCGGCTGTGCGTGCCGGAAGCTGACCTGCGACACCGCGTCCTGAATGAGCATCGCCGCGGCCTTGATGTCCTGTGCCGTGAGTTCGTGGCCGTTCTTCGTGAGCAGCGCCACGACCATCGGGTTCAGCATGTCGTCCCCACTGAACCGGAACGAAATGTTCATCGGCTCCGGCTTGGCCGGCGGCTCCGGCTGCGTCAGCTCGTCCGGGTTGAGCCCGTGCAGCTCGATGATCGTCCGCTCGAGCCCCGCCCGGTTGACCGTCCGCGACGGCGCGAGCAGGTTGTAGAGCTTGATCGAATTGTTCTGCTGCGTCGTGAGGTCGACCCGATCGCTCGAGTCGGCGATGAAGTCGAACAGGAACTCGCCCTGCAGATCGAGCGGCGTGACCGGCTTCTGCTGGTCGCCTTCGGGCGACGGGATCGTGACGTACTTCGTCCCGGCCCGGAACTTCTGCATCAACGAGAAGAGCACCTCGGCGCCGCGCACGAGGTATCGATTGACACGCCCCTTCTCGTAGTCGAGCCGCACCTGGCCGGCCGACTGCATGACGCCGACTTCGCGGGCGCTGCGCTCGCCGCTGTTCTGCAGCGACATCTGATTGTTCGAGAGCGCCCAGGACCGGTCAAGGTCGTTGCCAATGACCGTCTGGAACTCAAAGTTCTCTCTGGGGTAATTCGCGCGGGCGACCTCGCCGATCATCCGATCGCCCGATCCGTTGACCGGGATGAAGTCCTGATACTCGCCTTGCCGCAACTGCTGAATGACTTCCTCATCCACCAGGTTCGTGTTGTACCAGCGCACCGGAATCGAACTGTCGCGCTGTCGCAGCATCTGCGAGCGCGAGCGCATCATCTCCTTGACCTGGGGCCGGCCGGCCTCCGAGTCCGAGGGGGGAATCGCGTGGTCGCTCACATACGCGAGCGTCTCGACGCGAATCGGGAGCCGGTTCAGCCCTTTGTAGTAGCCAGGCCGTCCGGGGACCGCCGCCGTTCCGGTCGTCGGATCGGCCGGCTGCGGGACCGTCTCCGGCACCCACTCCTGCCAGTCCGTCTCATCGAACTCGACCGGATCGGGATGCCCCTCGACGAACACCAGGCGCCGGATGCAGTGCGGGTGTCCTTTGTCCGGGTCGTACAGCCACGCGTAGTACCAAATCTGTGTGACGCGCACGTAGTCCGACGACGCGTCATACAGCGCGTCGGTGTCGTCCGCGAGGGATTTCGGTCGCTTGCTCGTGCCCTTGAAGTCCGGCGGGAGCTTCTTGTAGGTTTTCTTCGCCTGCTCGAGCAGCATCCACTTCTGGTTGCCGAGCCACGGCGCCTGATCCCAATTACTCGACCGGAACTCCGCCGGCCAGAGGAAGTCGGCCGGCGACATCCGATCCCAATAGAACTTCTGCGCGATCGTCTTCGTGACGCGTTTGATCGTGGGCGGCGCCGGGTTCGGGATTACCGCGCCCGTCATCGGATCCGTGATCGGCGGCAGCGGGACCTCGAGGTCGTAGTCCTCGGTCTGCCGATCGATGCCGATCATCGACACCAGCACGCCGGCCGCGTTGATGCCGTCGGCCAGGCACTCGTCCATCATAAACGCCGCGTCGCACTCGTACCGCAACACGTCGTTGACGTCGGCCGTGACGAGCGGCGCCTGCTTCTGAAACGCCGGGCCCTTCGGCCGCGCGACGATCTTCGGGAGCTGATAGTTGAGCTGTGCGGCCTTCTGCTTCGTGCGGGCCCAATCCTCGGGCAGCGCCAGGCGCTCTTCGTCGGTGTCCTTCGAGAACGGCCGCTGCATCCGGTAGTTGACGTTCGTCTGCCACCGTTTGAGGTATTCGTTGTCGCGATACTTCTCCGCCGCCGCGATCCGCGTGAGCCAGGCTTTCGCATCAGGCGTGTATGCCGGCGCCGGCGCGGCGGGCGCCGCGGGTGCGGGCGCGGGTGCGGCCGACACCGCGTCGATCAGGTCTCCGTCCATCTCACGCGACTCCTCTCAACACCGGCGGCGCATGACGCGACGTCGACCGTCGCTTGCGCCGATTGATCTCGTTGAAGATCCACTCGAGTTCCGGATCTGTCCGCTTCTCTTTCGACGGCCCGCCGCGGTCCTGCGCGAAGTACCGGACACAATCGGCCGCGTCGTCTTCCCCGATCGTCAACAGGTCTTGCGGGTTCTTCGGATCGACCACACACGAGGGGATCGTGCGAATCGTGTGCGGACAGCCCGAGCGCAGGAAGCGCAGCCGCGGGTACTCGACGATCTGGTCGTTGCCATCGACGCGCGTCAGCACGTCTTTGAGCCAGGTGTGCGCGGCGACCCAGCCCGCGATGCGGTTCTTGTCGGCTTCCATCATGCCGATCCCGCAGTTCTCGAAGCGTTCGGCGATCGACGGCCCTTCGTGCTCGGCCCACATCGCCGTGTCGCCCACCGTGTACCGAATCCGCAGCCCCTCGCTCTGCCGCGTGATTTCCGCCGCGACTTCCGAGGGCAACATCTCGCGGAAGACAAACTCCTTGAACGCGATCGCGGAGCCGTCCGTCAAGAGCGCAAACCACAGACACACGCCGGGATTGCCGTTCTTGCTGTAGCCCCAATCAATGACCCGCACGATCTGGATGTGCGGGAGCTGGGTGATCGGGACGCCCCTGACCGTCGGCAGCTCGTCAATGACGTGCCAGGGCTTGCCGTCTTTCGTCTCTTTCCACTCGCTGAAGAACTGCCCTTCGATCGTCCATTCCCCCTCGAGCAGCGCCTTGCGGAGCGCCTCCGAGGGGAGCGCGTTCAGGATCTGTTCGTACGCTTCGCGATCGACGTGCGGGTTGTCGCGCATCGACGAGTGGATCGTTTCGTAGTCGGCCGGGTTGTAGCCCGGCATTTCCTCTTGCGTGATGTTCTTGTCGATGAAGTACCGCTTGACCCAGCCCGCGCCTGGTCCGACAGGATTCGTCCCCCCACGAGCCACAGGGCGATACCCAGGGATCGGGGATCGGAGAGAGGAATTGAGAAACGCCCACTGTCGCTCCGTGAACGTAGCCAGCTCGTCGTAGTAGATAATTTCCCACTCGGAACTGAGGTACTTCGTGAGGGCGTTGTCATCTTCACAGTGTCCAAACTGGAGAATCGATCCGTGCGGAAACCGCGCGACGTAGTCCGTCGCGTGCCAGGCGTTGTCCGGCAGTCCGAGCTTTTTGAGCTCGAACGGCACGTCCATCAGATGCGACTTCTTCAGTTCCGGAAACGTGCGCCGGACCAGCAACGCCCGGAACCGTGGGATGCTCAGACACCGGATGTAGGCGTCGTTCCGCATCGCCTTCGACTTACCCGACCCGCGCCCGCCTTCCATCAAGCAGTACCGCGCGGTACTGACGTGAAACTTCGTCTGATGCGGCAGCGGCTCGTAGAGACAGACGCGCTCGCCGTGCTCCTCGACCCAGATGCCCTGATGCGCGAGCGCCGCGTCCACTTAGGTCGTCACAGTGAAGCCCTGCACCGACACGCTGTGCGTCGTCACGGTGACCGACGTGTAGCCGAGGGCCTTGAGTGCCGTGAGCTTGATCGGAATCTCGAAGACGATCGCGGTCGTGCTGTTGATCGCCAGGTAGATCGGCCCGAACTTATCGACCGGCGTGCCGGCCGGGTCCTCGACGAGCTTGACCGTGCCCGCCGTCGCGCCGTTCGAGAACGTGATACTCGAGACGTAGAGCGACTCCCCCGCGTTCGCGGGCGCCGCCTTGAGCACTTTGTTGCTCTGCGCGGCGGCTTGCGCGTCGAGCGCGGACCAGCCGGCTGACAGCGGAATATCCCACAACGTGTTCTTGTCGCCCCATCCACTCATGTCTGCTCCTCGCGCCTCAGCGCACGAACTGCTTCACTGCCGCCTGCACCGCCTCGAGCGGTACGAGATCGGTGACGTGGGTGCCCGGCGGCACGCCGTAATCCGAGCGCAGGATCCCCACGAGCTGACCCTTGCGCGTCACGAGCGCCCCGCCACTCATGCCTTGCATGGCGCCGGTCGACACGACCGAAATGCCTGCTTCGACTTCGCCGATCCAGATCGCCGGAAACGGCGTGAGGATGGGCGACGCGTTGCCGAATCCCAGGGCAATGACCTCGGCGCCGGCCGCGGGCGGCTTCGCCGCCACCGGGAGCGGCGTGCCGAAGACCGGCGCTTGCACCACGAGCAGGTCGACGTCCGCGTTTTCGTACAGGAGCTTCGCCTCGACGCCGCGCACCGCGATCGGCCCTCCGGACTCGTGACAGTGCCGCGCACTGAGATACACGCCGTTCGCGCCGACGAGGACCGACGAACAGAAGGTGTCCGAGGTCTCGAGTGGGAAGATCGACCGCGTGTACCGCGCGACCGGCCACCCCTCAAGAGAGGCCAGCGGCACGAGCGCCCACAACACGAAGAGCAGGGTGATGAAGGTCTTGAATCTCATTTCAGTTGGTCAATCGCGTGCCACTGCACCTCCGTCGCTTCCGCGACGGTGTCGTTCGAGAGGGTGATCGGGACGCCGTTCAGGTAGACCGTCGTGCCGGCATTGACCCGGCGCTGGACGACTTCGGCGACGCCCGGCACGACCGACACCGGCGGCGTGAACGCGGACGGCAGGGACATCGCCGCGCGGCGATCTGCCAACAGTTCGTTGAACTTGTCGACAACCTCGTCGGAGAGCGCCGCGATGTCGATCGCGTCGACCGGCGCCGGCGCGGGGGCCTGGGCCTCGAGGGTCTTTCGGAACTCTTCGTTCGCCGCCCGTTGGGCAGCTTCTTTCGTGTAGTACAGCATCCCCATACGCTTGTCCTCCGGCTCCGTGGGCTGTCTTTGTTTCTGTGCTCACGCGAGGGAAGGAGTCACGCTGGTGGGAAATTAGGGCATATGCCCGGTCTCACTTGTCTCACTCAACTCACTCAAAAACCGGGTTTACCCGAGGGGAGGCTGGAAATCTTTTTTCTTGTACTTCTCTCTCTATACTTTCTAGAAAAAGAGTGAGACAAGTGAGACAAGTGAGACAAACCTCGATTTGGCCCAATGTTTACGGGCCTCGATTTTTTGTCTCACATTCCTGTCTCACTATTTTTTTCGATGCCTGGAATGTGAGACAAACCCGCCGACCGTGTAATTTTTACACACTCTGGCCGCAGGAAGCGAAGGTCTAGCGAAAGACCCACCCCCTGGCCGCAGGAACTGGCGGACAGCCACATACGACCTGGAGCCCCGAGGGGTCGATGGGCGGGGCCCCCCGGAAGGGCCTGGCTGCCGAACTGGCGCACTACGACGACACTCGTACGAACGACGTCGTACGATGGCCTTCGTCGGCTCTGCCGCGGGCCTGGCGTGCGTGCTATCTCCTTACCTGTCAGTCACTTAGCGTGTGTCCTCGAGCGCCACGGGCTCGAGGTACGACGGTTTACGACACGTCCGGCGCGACCTGGTCGAGGGGAAAAGTCACAAGATAACGGAAAGACCACGGCCGTAAGTCGTTTATTTCCAACGACTTAGTGATCCAACGTCTGATAATGTGTCTTCTGTCGACTTGCAAGCAAACGCCGGGCCGGATGCCGGGGCTCGGGCCTGTGGGGCGGGGCGGACGTCCAGCCATGCAAGACGCCGGACGATAGACGCCGGACGCGCGGCGACCAGGTCGAGCCCAGATCCGCCGGCGACCAGGTGACCAGGTCGAGCCCAGATCCGCCGGCGACCAGGTCGAGGTGCCCGGCGACCAGGGTCGAGGTGCCCGGCGACCAGGTCGGCGCAGTGTTTCACAATCGTACCTCGAGAGTCGGGAATTGTAGACTTCAGTCTGCCCCACGGCTGACTTTCGAGCTCCCTAACAGGTCTCGCGCCTGGGGCCGATAGGTGGTATGAACATTGCGAACAAAAAACACGTAATGACTAGGGAGGCCACGATGCGATTGAAGGTTGTCAACTTGGACCACACCGGCACGTTACCGGGCGGGGTCGGCATGGGTCACGACCGGGCGTGTGTGCTCGATCTGGATCGCCTGGAACCGCATCCGGTGACTGGGAAGCTGCAGCCCGCGATGCCATACCTCGGCACGCTGTCGGGGGCTTGGGCGTTCCTGTCCTCGAAGCGGTTCCGGTGCTCGGCGTGTGGTTCGTACGGTCCCATCGGGGAGTCGTGCGGGTGTTTCGACAACGGTTGCCAGTAGGCGAGGGGGGTCACCATGATTCAAATCGAGTTCAAGGACAACGGCACGATCAGCATCTTCCAGTACAACGGCGGGCGAACGCTGCATGTGACCGACACGGTCGATCAACTGTCGGCGATGCTGCCTCCCGCGGTCTTCGATGACCTGCGACTGAAGATGGCCGCGTTTCTCGATCTGACCGGCCGTCCGGAACCGAAGATCGTCAATCCGGTGCTCTCCATCGAACGAAGGGCGGTGTAGCGATGAAGCATCCCTACACACCAGGTTGCGCGTGCCCGCGTTGCACGCGGGAAGCGGTACGGCGCGACGCACAGTCGCGGCAGACGTCAGCCGTCCGCGGGATTCACCGGGCGCTGTCGCTGTCCGCGCGGCGGCGTGAGAGGGCATACGAGAACTGGGCCTTGAACGACAACGGGCCGGGGGATTACGAGATCAACGGGCCGGATCGGGGCGGTGACCTGTGAAGCTGCCTCACCTCCAAAACGTGATCATCTTCCGCGGGTCGGATGCGTGGTACCTCGATCACAGCGTCGATCCGTCTGGGCCCTCGGTGTTCCGGTCGTTCGGGACGTACGTCCTACCCATGCCGTACTCGGCCGCGATGCCGGAGGACACCGTCAAGCGCAATCTCGCGGCGCGGAACCCTGGCGTCAAGATCGCGGTGCAACTCTCCATCCTCGAACCGTGCGCGGAGGTCGCGGACGATTTCCGACTGAGCTAAAGGCGAACATCCGACCGGGCGATGGGGCCCGGTCGGTCTGACAGTCGCGGGCCCGGTGCCCGCATGAGGTGAGACATGACGATCAAGTTTATCGACACGGTCGGCTCGGCAAGCGTGGGCGGCAAGATCGCGGATGCGGAGTTGCACTTTGACGGGGGCCCGCTGGACGGGCTCAAGTTGATCGGGTTCGGCGTCTGGGAACGCCGCACGGGCGGACGGAACGTCACGTACCCGGCGCGACAGTACAGCGTCAACGGGGAGCGCCGGTCATTCGCCTTGCTGCGACCGGCGGACCTGGGGACCGCACAAGACCGGCTGCGCGATCTGATCCTCGACGCGTACGCCGCGCACGAAGCCCAGCGCGACCAGGTCGAGACTCTCGCCTGACGAAGCCCGGAAGGGCGAAACGGGCCCGCGCGGCGGGCTCGTCGCGAGATAACCGCGGGCACGGGGCCCGCATCGGAGGCGCGATGCGAGGGAAGAAAGTACCGCAGGGGCTGATCGTCTATGACGGGCCCTCCATGCTGACCGGGGATCCGATCCTGGGGATTATCACCACCAAGACCAGGAACCCCAAGACCGGACGCCGGATGATGCAACTCTGGATCGTCCCCAAGGGCGTACACCCGGTGAAGGCGATCAAGACCGGGCAAGACCGCGCGGTCTGTGGCAACTGCCCGCTGCGCGGCTGGACGCGGGACGGGCGCCGACAGCGGCGGCGCTGCTACGTGAACCCGCTAGGGCCGGGGGCGGTGTACAGCGCGTACCGGCGGCGGCGCTATCGGAAGGCCACGCCGATCCTGGTGTGGCGCGTGCTGTCGCGGGCCGGTGTGGCGCTGCGACTCGGCGCCTGGGGCGATCCGGCCGCGCTACCGCGCGACCTGGTCGCGACGCTGACAGCCTTCGTGACCAGGTGGACCGGCTACACCCATCAGTGGCGCGAGATCGATCCGGCCTGGTCGCGCTACGTGATGGCGTCCGCCGATAGCGCCGAAGATCGCGCGGCGGCGCGGGCCCTCGGGTACCGGTGCTTCCGCGTGCGGCGTGCGGCCGATCCGGTGCTGGCCGGTGAGGTGACGTGTCCCGCGGCGGCGGAGGCGGGCAAGCGCACGACGTGCGACCGGTGCGGGCTGTGCGCCGGGAACGCGGGCCGGTGGCAGGGGCTCAAGGACGTCGTGCTGCAGGCGCACGGGGCCGCGCGGCGGTTCTTCGAGTTGACGCCGGTCCTCGCCTGACGACGGGCCGGAAGGCCCGAAACGAGCCCGCGCGGCGGGCTCGTCGCGAGGTATGAGAGCTTCGCCTTGGAGGTAAGGATGATGCTGCACTTCAATATCCGCGTGATTCGACCAGGTGATCGGTACGGCCTGAACGACTGCCTGATGCTTAGGGCCGGTGAGCAGCCGTTGGTCGAGTTCTACGACCCGCGGTACCTGCATACGCCGTTCGGGCAGTTTGTCGCCCGCTACTACCTCAGCACGATCCGAACGCACGGGGGCCCGCTGTGCCTCGATGGGGGCGTACCGGAGTGGACGCTCACGGCGGACCAGGTCGCGGCGGTGCAGCACACGCTGTACGCCATGCGGGGGCTGTGATGGCACGACCGATCCACGGCCTGACAGACGCCGCACGCGCGGCCGGCATGCCGGCGGGGCGGTACATCCCGCGGTATCAGATCGCGTGGGCCCTCGGGCGGGTCCACGTCAGCACGACGGCCTTGGAGGTGGCGCGGATGTTCTGGCACAAACGCGCCCGACACTACCCGCGACCGATCAAACGCGCCGCGGTGCGCGTGGCGCTGCAGGAGCACCGGAAGAACCGCGACCTGTACGCGTGGGTGATGAGAGGCAACCTGTGAAACGCGGAAATTGTTACGTCGCGACGGAAGCTCTCTACCATCTGTTGGGGGGCCCGCGGT